TATCATCAGAGACACCAAGGACTAAGAGTGAAATAAGTCCAGCAAAGCTTGCTGCAAAGAAAGCAGAAAAAAGTAGAGTTGGTATGGGTAAAAGAATTTCCAAAGTTTAACTATATTTGTTCATCATTAAAAATTTAATCAAATGTCACAGAAAGTAACAAAAACCAATTCAGAGTTATTATCCCTAGTTCAAGTATTGAATTTAATTCAGGCTGAAAAAGGAAGTAAGGTAGAGGCTAAGCTTAAGAAGATCGCTGAAAAGATTAAGCCTGTATTTGAAGAATACACGGAGAAGCGTGATGACATTAGACTTGATCATGCTCATACTACTAATGGTGTGTTGAATCTAAAAGAAAATGGAGATTACAACTTTACCAAAGAAGGATTTAGAGGAATGGCTAAGGACATGAGAAAACTTCTTGATGAGACTTTTGAATTTCATCAGTTCACTTTCTCAACTGAAGGTATTGAGGATTTTAAATTCTTGGCTGGATGGGTCGAAGGTATTGAGGTCGAGCAATCTGAAGCTGAATAAATTATTCATCTAAACAGAGTTAGAGCGGCATCAGTCTTAATTGGTTGGTGCCATTCTTTCTTATAACAATATGAAAAGCAAGGGATTAGGAGATACTATAGAGAAAGTAACTACAGCTACTGGAATCAAGAAGGTGGTTGAGACTGTTGCTAAGGCCGCAGGAAAAGATTGTGGCTGTGCAAAAAGAAAAGATGCACTTAACCGTGCGTTTCCATATAACGAAGATTAATTAATAAGATTATGGCATATCAAAAATTACAAGCATCAAGAGCTGCTATTGTCACAAAGAGTGACACTGAAGACATCCCAAGTGTATCTACTGAGAATGGATCAGGGAATAATGGCTGCGTACTATATGTAGGTACTGGAGGAATCCTTAGAGTGCTTACAGCAGGAGGAGATGACATTACGTTTCAGGGAGTACCAAATGGTACATTCATTCCTGTTCAAGTAGTGCGAGTATTTGCTTCTACGACTACAGCTCTTAACATTGTTGCACTATGGTAATCGGAATTATTATCAGCATTTAAGATGGCAAAGGCGATAGTAAGTAGCATCTACAAGAAGAAGCATAAGAAGAAGGGCTTAGCTGCTAAGAACTCTACTAGTAGTAATAAGGGAAGTAAACTTTATAAGAAGTCTTATAAAGGACAGGGAAGATGAAGTATATACAATATATTTTTGCATCCATACTCTTATTATTTGCCCCAATACATGGGCTTCTTGTTGCCGTTGCTATGGCTATTATACTTGATACTTTTACAGGAGTATTTAAATCTATAAAGATTTATGGTTTGAAAAGTATTAGAAGTAGAAAGCTTTCTACCATAGTTAGTAAGATGCTTCTTTATGAAGTAACAGTTCTTTTCCTTTTCCTTATGGACAAGTATCTTTTAAATGAGTTTGTTGTTCTATGGTTCGGTATTGAGTTCATGTTTACCAAAATGTGCGCTATAGTTCTTATATTTATAGAGCTAGTATCCGTTAAGGAAAACATAGAAGAAGCTTACAGCATTGATATATGGAAGATGCTCAAAATATTTTTGAGTAGAGCTAAAGAAATTAAATCTGGATTAAAATGAATATTGAAAAATTAAAAGGGCACGTTCCTGATTCTGTAATAGCACAGCTGCCTGACACCATCGCAAAATTTGGGATTAATACCCCTGTTAAACTTGCTCATTTTTTAGCTCAAGTTGGACACGAGTCTGCAAACTTTAAAGCGGTTACTGAAAATTTGAACTATGGAGCTAAAGGTCTATTGTCAGTTTTCAAAAAATATTTTCCTACAGAAGCTAAGGCTAAAGAGTACGAAAGAAAGCCTGAGAAGATTGCTAACCTAGTTTATGGTAATAGAATGGGTAATGGTGATGAAGCTTCTGGTGAAGGATTTAGATTCCGTGGAAGAGGTTATATTCAATTGACAGGTAAGAGTAACTACAAATTATTTGATGCTGTAGTAGAAGATGACATTATAGCTAACCCAGATATTGTGGCTACTAAGTATCCACTTTTATCAGCGGCTTGGTTCTTCCATAAAAACTGCCTAGGCAAATGTGTAGATGCTACTGACGCTACAGTTACATCTGTGACTAAGTGTGTGAATGGTGGCACAAATGGGTTAGCAGATAGATTAAAACATTTCAAACAATATTATTCATTATTAGTATGAAGCAGTTCATCAAAGATTTATTTAATGACCAAAACAGTATCAATGAGAAAGCTGTAGTTGGATTCATTGCTTTTATAATGATGGTAGTTACACTAGCTACAGATGTTATAACAGGTGTATTAGGAAGAGAGATGCCTATTCAAGAGTTTGTATTTGATGGATTCATGGTGATTGTGCTGGGATCTTTTGGAATAGCCTCTGTAGATAAATGGATTAACAAAACAAAAGTAAATAACGATGGACAAGAAGGAATTGAAAGTTAGTGCTATGCCAATCAGCTTTGCTGAATTTGTAAAGGAGCCAATTAAAGGATTGATGTTTATCTGTCTAGTGGCTGTTGGCTACTTGTATGTAGATGGTAAGATGAACTATAACAGTCAAATTGAAAAGCAAGGAGAGAAGATTGAATCTTTGGAAGTTAAGATAGATATTGTTACATTAAATCTTAAGAGATCTGACAGCTTATTAGCTGCATCGCTTTCAAAGCTCACTACTCTTCAAGAACTAGGTAAAATCAAATGAAAAGATTTCTATTAATTTTATTGTTGTTTGGATGTGGGAGTCCTGATACAGAAGTAGTTGAGATTCAAGAAATTGATACTCTTTTTGTAAATAGCGATAGCATTGCTAAACAAGCATTGACTGTTCTGCCTAAAGCAGATAAGCAGGTAGAGAAATTAATTGAGAGGATTGAGGTAAGAATTGAAAATCTTAAAACTGAGGTAGTAAAATCCAAGAGTGTTAAGACTATAGTTATAAGAGATACTATTTATATTACTGAAAAGAAAAATTTCTGGGGAAAGAAGAAAGTTACAGTAGATAGTTCTGAGCATGTATCTATAGATTCAACAAAAATTAATTGAGTTTAAATATATTAATCTTACCTAATGGCAAGAATAAGCACATACCCAATTATCTCTACACCTGCCGTTGACGATCTGTTAATTGGTACCGATGTAAATGATTTAAACATTACCAAGAACTTTACTATCGGTGAGATTGGTGAATTAATTGGTCAGGACTATGTGCCCTATGTAGGTGCTACTGGTAATGTCAACTTGGGTTCATTTAACATTACTGCATCTTCTTTTATTGTTCCGGGAGGACTTGCATCTCAGTTTGTTAAGGCTGATGGTAGCCTAGATAGTACTGCTTATACTCCTCAGACTAGAACACTTACAATAAATGGCACGACATATAACTTGTCTGCCAATAGATCATGGGATCTAAATACGCTTGATAGCTTAACTACAATTGGAACTAGTGGTGCGGCTACTTATATCGGTAAAGTACTTAACATTCCTGTATATCAGGCTCAAGGATCTTATATCACACAGCTTTCTGGAGAAGCAACTGCGGTTGGACCAGGGAATGCAACTGTTACATTAAGTAACTCTGCTGTAATCAGCAAGGTATTGACAGGATTAAACGTAACTGGTGGCACTGTAGTGTCTACAGATACCATCTTGCAGGCATTTGGTAAGGTTCAGAACCAAATCAATGGACTAGCTGGTGGTGTTGAATACCAAGGTACGTGGAATGCTGCTACCAACAATCCATTTTTACAAAGTTCAGTAGGTGTACAGGGACATTACTATGTAGTTAATGTAGCTGGTAACACCAACTTGAATGGTATTACAGACTGGCAAGTAGGTGACTGGGCTATTTATAATGGTTCCGCATGGGAGAAGGTAGACAACACTGATGCTGTAGTAAGTGTCAATGGATACGTAGGTGCTGTTGTGCTTACATCTAGTGATGTAGGTGCTGTACCAACTACTAGAACTCTTACCATCAATGGTGTTGGATACAATTTAAGTGCAGATAGATCATGGACTGTAGGTGATGTACGTACAGACCAGTCATATACTAACCCATCATGGATTGCTTCACTAGCATGGAGCAAGATTACTGGTACACCAACTACATTGGCAGGGTACGGAATCACTGATGGTGCATTAAATACTAGAACTCTTACCATCAATGGTACAACCTACGACCTTACTGCGAATAGAACGTGGAATGTAGGCACTGTTACTAGCGTTGGTACAAGTGGTCCACTTACTGGTGGTACAATTACTGGATCCGGTACGATTGGGATTACTCAAGCAGGAGCATCTTCAGATGGATATCTGTCTAGTGCAGACTGGAATGCATTTAATAGCAAGCAAGAAGTAATTTCAGTTACGGCACCAATTACATTTGCAGCAGGAGTAATAGGAATCACACAGTCAGGAGTATCCTCAAATGGATACTTAAGCTCAACTGACTGGACTACATTTAATAGTAAGGTAAGTGGAAGTGGTACAGCGAATACGCTACCAATGTGGGGAACTGCTAGTTCATTGATTAATAGCCCACTATCTTATGCTGCTGATACGTTTAACTTCCAGTACAATAGTGCTACTGGAGGAACTGTAAACTTCACCAACATTGGATTGACTGCGTATACGTACTCAATTCAGATGAATAACTTCGGGTCACCGAGGTCAACTGTTCATAGCTACACTGATGGAATAGTAGTTCAGTCTATTGGAGGGACTCAGGTATCTAGAGTATTTGCTAATGGCAACACAATATTGGGGTCTGGTGTAGTAGATAATGGATACAAGCTTGAGGTTAGTGGTAATCTATATGTGAACAGCATTATAAATGCTACTACTGATACCGATAGATTTATTGTATCTGATGGAGGTGTTATCAAGTACAGAACAGGAGCTGAGGTACTAAGTGACATTGGTGCTGTACCTACTACAAGACAGCTTACTATTAATGGCACTGCGTATGATTTAAGTGCAGATAGAAGTTGGAGTGTTGGTACAGTTACTTCAGTTGGACTATCTATGCCTCCTGCTTTTACTGTATCAAACAGCCCTGTAACAAGTGTTGGCACACTAACCGTTGTAGGAGCAGGAAATGCTACTCAATATGTTCGTGGTGATGGCGCGTTGGCTACATTACCTACTAGTGGAACTGGGGGTGGTGCATCTGTAAGTTACTACTTGAATGGTTCTGTTAATCAAGGAACAATTGGTGGAGTGACTTATTACGAAATGAATAGGACTCCAATTATTGGAACAGGTACTGACTTTACTAGAAATACAAACGGATATATTGCATCGTTTTTAACTGATGCTGGTGACCCTGCTTTACTTGCAATACCTGCTGGTAACTGGAACTTTGAAACATACTTTAATGCATCAAGTGGTGGTGGAAGTCCAACTTTCTATATTGAGTTGTATAAGTATGATGGCACTACATTTACGCTTATTGCATCTAATAGTGGGTCACCTAAATTAATTAACGATGGCACGAGCATTGAGGCTTACTTTAGTGCTTTAGCGGTTCCTCAGACTACTTTGACTTTAACGGATAGATTGGCTATCCGTATTTATGTTACTACTTCTGGCAGGACAATTACACTACATACTGAGAATAGTCACCTTTGTCAAGTTATAACCACGTTTACAACTGGGTTAACTGCATTGAATGGGTTGACCGCTCAGGTTCAATACTTTGCTACAGGCACAAGTGGGGCTGACTTTAATATTTTAAGTGCAGTTGATACACATACCTTTAATCTCCCGACTGCAAGTGCTGTTAATAGAGGTGCCTTGAGTAGTGCTGATTGGACTACGTTTAACAACAAACAGGCTACAATAAGCTTGACTACTACAGGTACTTCAGGTGCATCTACATTAGTCGGTAATACTTTAAATATCCCCAACTATACTGATGCCTTTGTTGGAACAGTTACAAGCGTGTCATTTAGTTTAGGGTCAACTGGAACTGACTTATCATCTAGTGTAGCTAATAGTACTACTACTCCTGCAATAACCTTAAACGTACCTACAGCATCAGCTACTAATAGAGGAGTTTTAAGTTCAGCTAACTGGAGTACTTTCAATAGCAAGCAAGATGCAATCACCCTAACTACTACAGGAACAAGTGGGGCAGCTACATTGGTTGGTAGCACCTTAAATATTCCGCAATATCAGGCGGCTGGAACTTATGTAACCGCGGTAACTGCGTCAAGTCCGTTAGCCTCTAGCGGTGGAACTACGCCAAATATTACAATCCAACAAGCAAGCGGTTCGCAAAACGGATTCCTATCTAGTACTGATTGGACTACCTTTAATAATAAGCAAAACGCTTTAACTAACCCAGTTACAGGCACGGGAACAACTAACTATTTAGCCAAGTTTACAGGGTCTACAACTGTTGGAAATAGCCAAGTTTTTGACAATGGAACAAACGTCGGAATTGGAACGGCAACACCTAACGATAAATTTCACGTTGTTGGCGGTATTTATTCAACGTCTTTAACAACTCCGACAAATACAAATATTGGGGCAATCCAAATTGGTTACGATGGAACAAATGGAGTTATTAGAACTTGGAACTCTTCGCCATTAATTATTAGTACTTATAATTACCAAGCATTTGAAACAACTGGCTCAGAACGCGCTAGAATAACCAGCGGCGGCAATGTGCAATTAACTGGCGACCCTTTCGTTTATTCAAACACAACCTCTGGAGGCACGGCAATACACGCTGGATTAAGATTTAATTCTACAAATAAAAGTATTAGATTTTTTACGAACGATGTTACGGCGGTTGATATTTTAAGCAATGGCAACGTGCTGATTGGCACGACAACGGACGCTGGGGCAAGGATACAGGTGAGTGGAAATGCTACTATTAATGGAGATTTAGGTCTTGGTGTTACTACACCTTTATCAGGTGGTGGAGCCGCTAAATGGTTAACACTTGAGGGAAATTCAACATATTCAGGAGGCACAATATATTCTGTTTCAAGTTCTGCTAAATTTTATCACTATTTAGATAACGATGGATTATTTGCACATCAAGGTCAATCAAGTGTCGGTCAAAAATTTATAACAAATGGCACCGAACGAATGCGCATTACCTCAGGCGGCAACGTTGGGATTGGGACAACTTCGCCAAGTCAGAAATTAGAAGTTAATAATGGGGCATCAAGTTCTTATGTTTTAGTTGTTGGACAATCTAGAAATTTATATTTAGGCCAAGATTCAATTGGAGCGGCTATTTATTCAGATGGTTCTGCACCAATGTATTTTGCGACAAATGCAACCGAACGAATGCGCATTACCTCAGGCGGCAACCTACTAGTAGGCACGACAACGGACGCTGGATATAAACTTTTTGTAAATGGTTATACAAAATCAACTGGTTATTCATTTAATGCATATTCGGGTGGTGGTGAATGGCAAATTGGTTCAGATGCTGCTACTGGAAGCGGATTATATTTTTACCAAACTACTTTTGGTTATTCCTTAATTTTATCTTCAGGTGGCGCGGCTACCTTTTCAAGTACTTTAGATACAGGTGGAAGAATTACAATAACCGCAGACGCTGGAAACGAGCAATTTAATATAAGAAGGGCATCAAATACAAATCAACAATTAATTTTAGGTTACCATTCGGATGGGTATGGTAAAATTCAAGCAATTGAGCAAAATGTTGCATATAGACCATTAGTATTAAATCAAAGCGGAGGCAACGTTGGTATTGGAACAACGGCGCCAGGTACATCTCCAAACAACACTTTACTTGGATTTGCTTTAGGTAGTAATATACAAGCAAGAACGGCCGTGCCTCAATTAGCGTTTTCGTCTAACATTGACGGCGATTGGTTTTCTCCAACTTATAAGGTTAGCAACTTTGCAACTCAAATTTACTTGGATTCAAACCAAGGAACAATGGGCTTTAGAACCGCATCAAGTGGAACGGCAGGCAATGCTATCACATGGAATACGCCAGCTATTTTTATAGCTAACGCTGGCAACGTTGGAATTGGGACAACTTCGCCAACTGAAATTCTGCATTTAAACAAAACAAGTGGGACGGGAACTTTTATACGTTTTCAAGATACAGCTGGAGGCGGAACTTATATAGGTGGTAGAAGTGAAAACATGGAATTGTACGCAGGAAATACTGAAAGAATGCGCATCACTTCAGCAGGAAACATAGGTATTGGCACGTCTAGTCCTGATAGTAAGCTAAGTGTGTTCGGTACGTTTAGAAACTTTTTGTCATCAGGGGGTGGCGGTGATACTTTAATTTCAGCAATTAGTGGTGTAAGTAACGGATACCTTATTAATGTAGATACTAGCAATAATATCACTCACACTTGGCATACGGGTGCTAATGCAGCTTCTATGCGCATCACCTCAGGCGGCAACGTGCTGATTGGAACGACAACGGATGCAGGATATACACTAAATCTTGTAGGTAATGCTCAGTTTATAAAGAGCAGTACATCTACAGCTATGGTTGTAGGACTAAGTGGAGTGACAGGTTCTATCATAAGATTTAGCTACAACGGTGGATTCGTTGGGTCAATCTCAACTGATGGGTCTAACACTGCTTACAATACCTCTTCAGATTATAGACTAAAACAAGATATTAAAGATTTTAATGGATTAGATTTGTTAAGCAAAATAAAGACTTATGATTTTGAGTGGAAGTCTGACAAGACAAGGTCCTACGGTGTACTTGCTCACGAACTACAGGAAGTTATAAACTACGCTGTGCATGGTGATAAGGACGCAGAAGAAATGCAAGAAGTTGATTATTCTAAACTAGTACCAATACTTATTAAAGCAATACAAGAACTAAACGAAAAAATAAAGTAATGAAAACAATCGAACCAGTATCCATTTGGGACAATGGACAAGTAATTGAAGCTAAGGTTTTAAATGCTTACGCTATCAATGTAACACTAGGAACAAGTGCAGTATTCTACTATCAGCTATTCTCTGAGAATGTAGACCTAACACTTGGTATGCAAATAGCACAAGGTAATCTAACTATGACAGGAGATGCCTACACGCAATGGACAATTGACTCCTACGCATGGGACTGGGTTGCAGGTCAACTGAACCTAACCATCACAGGTGACTATGTACCACCAGTTCCTCCAGATCCTCAACCTATAACCGCTGAATAAAATGGCAACTATTAGTTCATACTCTACAGACGGAAGCGTCTCGTATAACGACAAACTTATTGGCACTGATGCTGAAGACAGCAACAAGACTAAGAACTTTACCATCGGAAGCATTCTATCTATGCCTCTACCAAGTGTTCCTGTCTATGCTAACAATGCAGCGGCTATTGCAGCAGGACTTGCTGTTGGACGTGTATATAGAATCACAGGAACAGGAAATCTAGGGATAGTATATACTCCTTAATTCTACTCAATAAAATTTAATCTAATGGACATAAGAAAAATATCAGTAG